GTGGCCGAGTTGCTCCGCAGAGGCGATATCAGTGGCTCCTCATTCGGGTTCCGCACCATCGGCGACGAATGGTCCGAGACCGAGGACGGCTACCCACTCCGCACCCTCACCGAGGTCGCCCTGCGTGACGTAGGCCCAGTCACCTTCCCGGCCTACACCTCCACTGACGCCAGCCTCCGCTCCCTCGCCGAGGAGCGCTCACTGGACCTTGACACTCTCATCCAGGCTGCCGAGGACAACTGCCTCCGCGACCTGATCTTCCCCGAGCAGATCACAGACGAGGAGGAGCCGGGCGACCCCCACTCCAACCCTGTCCGCCGCTCGTGGGCCATCCGCTGACCGGGCGCACCCCATCAGCACACCCCCATCCATCTATTCCTTAGGAGGCCCCACAATGGGACCTAATGACATCCAGCAGGCGTTCGACGAACGTCAGCACGCGGTGGCCGAACTCAAGCGCCTGGTCGACGAGACCGAGGGTTCTGACTTCACTGCCGACCAGGAGGCCGAGTACCAGCGGACCAACGAGGCGATAAACGCCCTCGACGCTCGCATCACCTCGGGCCTCTCAGACATGGAGCGCGAGGCCAAGGCTGCCCAGGCAGTCGAGACCTTCCGGTCCTACAACGACCTGACCGCCATAAGCGAACGGGCCGTTGATCCCAAGACCGACGACGACACGCTGTTTAGGCAGTTGCTCACAGGTGAGATCAGGACCTTCACGTCAGACGCAACCGAAGAGCGTGACCTGACGCTGGGCTCTGCCACAGCAGGCGGAAACCTCGTCCACTCGACGCTTTATCAGCGTGTGATCGACAAGATGGAAGAGGAAGGTGCGGCGCTCAACGCCGGAGCCACCCTCATCCAGACCACGTCTGGTGAGGACATCCTCATTCCAGCAGTCACGTCGCACTCGACTGGTGCACTCGTCGCCGAGGGCGGAACCATCTCTGAGTCGGACCCGGCGTTTGGCCAGACGACACTGTCGACCTACAAGTACGCCGCCATCGTGGACGTGTCGTCCGAGTTGGCAATGGACCAGAGCGTCGGCACGTTCAACGTCGTCAACTTCGTTGGCGACCAGGGCGGAGCAGCCATTGGACGTGCGTTGAGCAGCCACTGGACCACTGGTTCAGGTTCGTCTCAGCCTCAGGGCTTTGACAACTGCACCACAGGCGTCACAGCAGCCTCGGCTACGGCAATCACCACTGATGAGTTGATCGACATGTACCACTCGGTGATTGCCCCCTACCGGGCAAACGCCGCATGGGTCGCCAACGACTCGACACTGAAGGCCATCCGCAAGTTGAAGGACTCCAACAACGTCTACCTGTGGCAGCCGGGCCTCCAGGCCGGACAGCCCGACAACTTGTTGAGCCGTCCCGTCTACGCCGATACGAACATGGCCGAACTCGCCACAGGCAACACAACCGTCGTGTTCGGCGACTTCAACCGGGGCTACTTCGCCCGGATCGCCGGAGGCGTCCGAGTCGAACAGACCAACGCCGACAAGTGGACCACTGACCTCGTGTCGGTCCGGTTCATCGTGCGCGGTGGCGGTGTCCTCGTGGACACGGCAGCGCTACGCAAGTTGGTCCAGGCGTAGTCCTGACCTCTTCATCCTGATCGGGTCCGGGGCCTCACGGCCTCGGACCCTTCTGGTCCATCTACCAAGGAGACCCCCTTGAAGATCCGACTCCTCACCTCAATCTCTGCCGCCCACGGCTCATTCGCCCCTGGCGACGAGACCGACTGGCCCGACAAGGCTGACGCCGAGCGCCTCGTCAAGGCCGGGTTCGCCGAGAAGGTCTCGGCCTCTCGCCGTCCCAAAGTTGAGAAGGCCACCAAGTCCAAGGTCGTCGAGACCGCGACTGTGTAACGGAACGCTGGACCAAGAGCGCTAATCGAATTTGGGGAAGTAGTGCTCTCGCCAGACGACATAAGAGAATCCAACACCTAACACCATGAAAACGACCAATATCAGAACCCACCAGCCGCCCCATTCTTGTACTTGCTGATACCACGGTCGAGGGTCCGGAATCGGGCAATAGGCAATTACGGAAGCGTTCTTGCGAGGATCAAGGCCCCTTCCTGTGTGAAGGCCGCTGACAATCTTCTGGAAGTCACATGACCCCCCTTGGTTGTAAGCCCTAACCAGCGTTCCTGCTGCGTCAAGACAGTCACCCCTTGGGCTTCCCCCAATGCTGCTTATGTATTTCACTGGCTTAGTGGCGCAGACGTCGTAAATGTCGGCGATCTCTGCACTAGTCAGTTCGCCACCCGAACCACCACAACCGAGTGCCACCATCACGGTCAGGGCACTGACCCAGACCTTCCAGTTCATCACGCCTTCCAGTATTGCTCGCTGGGTGAGACCCGTCACTTCAAGCATTGGAGATGCCTATGGCGTACTACGCCAAGGAGTCCGCCGATTCACGGCTCCTACTCCGCAACTCGACAGAGACTCTCTCGGTCACCTTCTACTCGGGTGAGACCGCTACCGACGCTGACGGTGCGGTCACGGTCGGCATCACCGACGAGGCAGGAGCGACCGTTGTGGCCTCGGGCACGTCAACCACGTCGGCGGGGTCAGGTGTATACACCTACTCCCTCGCTGGCCAGTCCGATCTCAAGTCCCTGACCGCGACCTGGTCGGGAACCTGGGGCTCTAGTGCCATGTCTTTCGTCACGCTCCATGAGGTCGTAGGCGGGTTCTACACGACCCCTGCCGAGGTCCGCTCCATGGATTCGATTAGTGGCGAGTCAGCCACGTTCTCAGCCGCCGACGTGGTCGAGTCCATCGCCTACGCCACGGCCATCATCGATGACTACACGGGCACTTCATGGGTGCAGCGCTATCAGCGTGATGTGCTCAATGGGACCGACGCCGACACCATCAAGGTGTCTGAGATGTTCCCCACCACGGTGCTCTCTGTGTCTATCGACGGGGCTGCGCTCTCGTCAGCCAAGATTGACGAAATCGCCCTGTTCGACGACGGCAGCCTCACCCGCAAGTCCAACGTGTGGACCTTCACCCATCCTGGCAACAAGGTCATCATCGAGTATGAGGCAGGCGCCAGTACGGCAGCCCCGCCCGACATTGCATGGTGCGCCAGGACTATTGCTCGCTACCACCTCCTGGAGCAGGTCTCCAGAATCCCCGACCGGGCCATCTCGGTCCAGAGCGAGTTCGGCCAGATCCAACTCGCCCAGCCGGGCATGAACCGGCCCACCCCGCTTCCCGATGTCAACACGGTGCTCAACCGTCACCGACATCGGGCTCCCACCATGTTCTAGGAGCCCTCATGGCTTGGCTCATCGCTGCCCTGACAGGTAGCGGCCTCACCCTCATCTTCTACGGGCTCTCCCAGGTATGGCCTCCGCTGGCGTTCATCGTTGGCGGCATGGTCGCCCTTCGGGTTGCCTGGACGCTTGACGGAGGTCGCTCATGATCAGACGCCTCCTCGGCGGTGACATCGAGCGCCGGGAGTTGACCTTCTCTGACATCTGGCGACGTGGCCTCGACATCACAACTGCAAGAACCACATCTGGCGAGATGGTGGACTACGACGCTGCCCTCACGCTGTCGGCTGTGTATGCAGCCATCAGACTCCTGTCGGACTCAGTGTCAACACTCAACCTTGACGTGTTGTATCGCTCTCAGGGCTCTGAGCAGAAGTTCCGCCCACTCCCTGGCTGGGTGGTCAACATGAGCACCGAACTCCGCAACCACGAGGTGCTCGGCCAGATCGTCACGAGCCTCCTCTTGGACGGCAACGCCTACGTCACAACACTTCGGGACGGAACCGGGCGAGTCATCCACCTCACGGTGCTCGACCCATCTGACATCACGCCGACGCTCGCCCCAGACGAGGACGGCATCCAACGCCTGACGTTTACTTCCTCCAACGCACCCGGCCAGACCTTCACGACCCGTGACATCACCATGGTTAGAGGTCTCCTCAAGCCAGGTCAGATCGAAGGCGTGTCACCCGTGACTGCTGCCCGTGAGTTCCTTGGCCTGGGCATCGCCGTCCAGAAATTCGGCGCATCATTCTTCGGCAACGGAGCCCTCCCCGGGGCCCTCGTCGAGGTACCCGGTCAACTCACCCCCGAGGGTGTCGCCCAGGTCAAGTCCGCCTGGAACGATGTCCACCGAGGAGCCGCCAACGGCAACCGCCTGGCGGTGCTCACCGAGAACGCCAAGTTCTCCAAGATCAGCCTCAGCCCTGAGGACTCCCAGTTCCTCCAAACGAAACAAGCCACCGTCCAAGACGTAGCCCGCCTCTACGGGGTGCCACCACACCTGTTGGCTGACGCCTCAGGCTCCACGTCATGGGGCTCAGGTCTCGCCGAACAAAACGTCGCCTTCGCCCAGTTCAGCCTCCGCCCCCTAGTCACCCGCCTCGAAGCAGCACTCACCGCCATCATGCGCTCCGAGGGCATAGCCGTGGCCTACGCCCGCTTCGACCTGGAATCCATGCGCCGCTCGACATCAGACCGCTGGGACTCGTACTCGACAGCAATCCAGACCGGGGTGCTCTCCATCGACGAGGTCCGTTCCTATGAGAACCTCCCCGCCCTCCCCGACGGGCAAGGCAGCAAGCACTACGTCCCGCTGAACCTCGCTCCAGTCGACACCCCGCCTGCAGCTCCAAGCGAGGAGTAGCCGATGGCTTCCACAACCATGTACGAGGTCAAGGCGGCCCTTCTCACCAAGTTGCAGGCCGACTCGACGCTCTCGTCGATCCAGACCACCTACGGCGACCCTGGTGAGGCCATGCGCCGTGAGTCGATCTTCATGGGAGACATCACCGCCAACTCCCACGACCCTGAGTCGCTCTCATCAGGTCGACGCCGTCGCCGCGAGGACTACTCCCTCGATGTGATGGTGGCGGTCCAGTCCAAGGCAGCCGGTCTACAAGAGGCCGAGCAGCGGGCCGTCGTGTTGGCGTCGGCCGTCGACAACGTCATCTCCGACTACCCGACCCTCTCCGATTCCGTCACCGGGCTTCTCTTCATCGAGTGCTCGGGAATGTCCATGTCCAGTTCAGAGGCAGGGATCGACGGACCCCGTGTCCTCATCACCGTCCACGTCACCGTGAAAGCGAGGCTCTCATGAGTCCAGCCAAGACCACGGCCTC